GGTGAGCGTGGTGAAGAACATCAAACCCCGGTAGTCCATTATAGAATGTTGGATACTATTACCAACGGCGGCACCCAGATTATTAATCTATGTCATCGTGGTATAAGCAAAACTACAGTGATGGGTGAGTATTTATTTCTATATCTAGGTGTTTATGGGACCTTGCCTGGTTTTGGTAAAGTAGATCTAGCTTTATACGTATCAGATTCCATTGAGAATGGTATAAAAAATATGCGGAAGAACTTAGAGTTCCGCTGGGAAAATTCAGATTTCCTAAAACAATATATACCGACTGTGCGATTCACAGATATTCGATGGGAATTCAAGAACGCCGATGGTAATGTTTTTATTGTTCGTGGATATGGAGCAAAGACAGGTGTTCGTGGTGCTAAAGAGATGGGTATGCGCCCACAGTTGGCGGTACTAGATGATCTAATCAGTGATGAAGACGCTAGATCAGCAACAGTCATTGCTTCAGTAGAAGATACAGTCTATAAGGCTGTTACTTATGCATTACATCCTACTAGGAACATGATCATATGGTCTGGCACACCCTTTAATGCCAAAGACCCACTGTATAAGGCAGTTGAGTCTGGTGCTTGGGCAGTTAATGTATTCCCGGTATGTGAATCATTTCCTTGTACTGAGGAAGAATTTAGGGGGAGTTGGCCTGATCGATTCACTTATGATTTCGTTAAGAAGAAATATGATACGGCAATGAAGAATAATAAGATTGATACATTCAATCAAGAATTAATGTTGCGTATTATGAGTGAAGAGGACCGGATGATACAGGATGGGGATATTGGATGGTACAAGATAGATGCTGTCTTACGGAACAAGGGTAGGTTTAACTTCTATATTACTACTGATTTCGCCACTTCAGAGAAGGAAAAGGCAGATTTCTCAGTTATTAGTGTATGGGCGTATAATAATGTAGGCGATTGGTTATGGGTAGATGGTATCTGTAAACGCCAGTTAATGGATAAGAACATTGATGATTTATTCCGGTTAGCCCAAGAATACAAACCCCAATCTGTAGGTATTGAGGTAAGTGGGCAACAGGGAGGCTTCATTCAATGGATTCAATCACAAATGCTAGAACGGAACATTTATTTCCCTCTAGCAAGTGAAAGTAATCAAGGTAAAGCTGGTATGCGACCTAGTACAAATAAACTTGTACGATTCAATACTGTAGTCCCTTGGTTTAAAGCAAGAAAAGTATTTTTTCCTATAGAACGTAAAGCTGAAGCGCCAATGGTAGAAGCGATAAATGAACTTAGTTTAATTGCAGTGGGGGGTATGCGCAGCAAGAATGATGACTTCCTAGATACAATATCTATGTTAAGCTCCCTTATGCCTTGGAAGCCTTCAGAGGAAGCTCCCATAGTTAGTTCTGGTAAGGATGACAACATGTGGCATGTGGACGTTGATGTTAAAGATACTGATCGCATATCTTCTTATATTGTGTAAGGTAAAATTATGAAATTACAAGAAGTCTTTGACCAGCTTACTTATGGTGAACTTTCCCAGTTAAGTATTGGTGGTAATGAAGCTGGTGTTATCAGCGTATCTAATCGTGAACGGGTGATCCCACATGTCAATATGGCACTAGCTGCAATATATAAACGATTCCCATTAAAAGAAGGGCGAGTCAATGTCCCTTTAGTAACAGGAACATATACTTATACAGTTGTAGGCGAGGATATTAATAGAATAGAACGTATTTTTACTGACTCTGCTCTAAAAGAAGAGTTAAGTCTTAATAATGAGATAGATATATATAGTTGTTTTACTACAAGTCCCAAAGTCTTGGTGGTTCCCATTGCTATAGTTGATAATAGCACTACTTTACCAACCGCTCTGAAGGCTACATCATTGGATTTAGTCTATCGTGCTAATCACCCTAAACTCCAGGAGAAGGATGCTGACCTAGATCCTGATGAATTGGAGTTGGAAATACCATATACGTATATAGAACCTTTAATATACTTTGTAGCTTCTAGAATGCTTGCTAATACTGGAACAGGGCAGTTTGAGGGACTAGCAAGTAATAATTATATGCAAAAATACGAGATGGCTTCGCAATTATTAACTAATCTAAACCCGCAAGTTGAGAATACTACTAAGAATGCGCGATTTAGGGATGGGGGTTGGAAGTAATGGCTGAAAAAAATCAAAAGACAGTAGAGACAGGCATTAAGAAATCTATTGGTATTACTGCTCCTGAAGGATGGACTACGCCACCTACTATTGAGGAAATGAAAGCAGATCGACTAATTGCTAAGACAATCCATGATGCTCAAGTAGATAAGATCGGTGTATGGTTAGATAATCTAAATATTACTGGCACAGCGGCTATAAAAACAATAGCTGGGCAATCCGCAATACAGCCAAAACTTATACGTAAGCAAGCAGAATGGCGATATGCTTCTCTAAGTGAACCTTTCCTATCTACTGATGATGTATTTAATGTGCGACCAGTAACCTGGGAAGATCGTGATGCAGCTCAGCAGAATGAACTAGTATTAAACTACCAATTAAATACTAAAATTGATAAAACTAGATTTATTGACGAGTATATACGCACTGCAGTAGATGAGGGCACAGTCATTGTTCAAGTTGGTTGGGAATTCGCTGAGGAAACCTACGAAGAAGATGTACCTGTAATTGAGTTTCAAGTAGATGAGGCGCAAGCTCCACTACATGAGCATATACATCAGTTAATGCAAGAATCTCCTAGTCAGTATGCTACCGATGTGCCAGAGGAATTAAAAGAGGCGCATGAGTTAACAATGCAAGAAGGTCGCCCGATTGTGCCTATATTTACTGGTGAAGTACGTAAGGAAGAGAAAACTCGCATCCTAAGTAATAAACCAACCTTAGAAGTATGTGATTTTCGTAATGTAATGATCGATCCTACTGCTAATGGGGATATCGAAAAAGCGGGCTTCCTCATAAAAACTTATGAAACAAGTAAGTCTGCACTTAATAAGGATGGTAAAAAATATCAGAATATAGACAAGATTAGTATTGATAATAATTCAATCTTATCAACTCCAGACCATACTCCTAGAGAGGACGAAGATAACTTCAACTTTACTGATGAAGCACGTAAGAAATTTGTAGTACATCAGTATTGGGGTAAACGAGATGTAGATGGTAGTGGTCTTGTCACAGCATTTGTAGCTGAATGGGTTGGTGATGTGATGATTCGTATGGAAGAGGTCCCTTTTCCAGATGGGGCATTACCATTTGTTATTGAACATTACCTACCTGTACGTAAAAGTAACTACGGTGAACCAGATGGTTCATTGCTAGAAGATAATCAAAAGGTTATTGGCGCAGTAACTCGTGGGATGATAGATATCATGGGTAAATCTGCGAATGGGCAGACCGGGATACGTAAAGATATGTTGGATACAACTAATCGACGTAAGTTTGATCAAGGTAGAGACTATGAGTTTAATGCTAATGTAGATCCACGCCAAGGCGTGTTTATGCATACTTATCCAGAGATCCCAGCATCTGCACAATTTATGTTGCAGCTACAAAGTATGGAAGCTGAATCTATGACCGGTGTAAAATCTTGGTCCCAAGGTGTTTCAGGTGCTGTATTAGGTGACGTAGCCGCAGGCATACGTGGAGCTTTGGATGCAGCTTCTAAACGGGAGCTTGGAATACTTCGCAGACTTTCCAGCGGTATAGTAAAGATAGGTCGTAAGCTTATTAGTATGAATGCAGAGTTCCTATCAGATGAAGAGGTTGTCCGAGTCACTAATAAAGAATTTGTGACTATTCGTAGAGATGACCTTGCCGGTAAATTCGACTTAACATTATCTATATCCACTGCAGAAGAAGATAATAATAAAGCTGAACAGCTAGCCTTTATGCTTCAGACTACTGGACCCACTATGGACCCAGAAATGACTAAGATGATCTTAGGGGATATTGCTAAATTACGTAAGATGCCTGATTTAGCACAACGTATTACAACATATAAACCTGAGCCTGATCCTGTTGCTCAAAAAGTACAACAGCTAGAAGTTGCTAAATTAGAAGCTGAGATTGCTGAAATGCAAGCTAAAACACAAAAGATCATGGTAGATGCTGGGCTAGCACAAGCTAAGACCAATACTGAGTCTGTTAAAGGCGCTAATCTTTCAGCAGATACTGACCAACGTAACCTTAACTATGTAGAACAGGAATTGGGTGTTACACAAGAACGTGACTTAGAACGTCATGGTGCACAAGCAAAAGCACAGGAAAAGTTAAAATTACTTGACCATGAGCTTGGATTAGAAAAAGAAGAAGCAAAACAAGATACAAACTTATTACAACAATATTTGACTAATAGAGGATAAAACTGGTATATAGTTACGGTAGTTACGGACAATCTATTAACTTTTTTTAAAACAATGGTAGATAAATGACAATAAATGAATCGTATGATGCAATCGAGAGATTGGAAAGAAGTGAGAGAATCGAAGCAACTGAGCGTAGTATAGCTAGTGCAAAAAGTGTTGCTGATGTTGTTACCTCACTTGCCCGACTTAAGTCAAATAGAGACTTTAAGAGTATGGTTTTAAAAGGATACTTTGAAGAAGAAGCAATCCGCTTAGTTCATCTTAAATCTGCCCCAAGTATGCAATCAGTAGATGACCAACGTGCTCTCATATTACAAATTGACGCAATTGGTTGTTTTAGTAATTATCTAAATACTCTACTTGCTAAAGCAACTATGGCTAGTAAAACCTTAGAAGATGATGCAGCTAGTTTGGCTGAACTTTATACTGAACAGGGGAATGAATAATGGCTGATACTAAAGAAGAAAAGGTTGAAGAAGTAATTTCCCCTCTTCAAATGACAGATGAAGAATTTCTAGCGTCGCCACCTCCACAGGAGGAAGTAGTTGCTCCTGAGGAAGTAGCAGTTGAAGATGTAGTTGCAGAAGAAGCTGTTGTAGAAGTTGCTGCTGCTGACGAAAAAGTTGAAGAACCTGCTGAGGGCTCCGGCGAAGCCGAAGAGCCCGAAGAAGTAGCTGATAAGATACCTGAACCAGTAGAAGCGGCAGAAAAGCCTGTTGAAAAAGATATAGAGGAAAAAGAGGCTCCTGAGACCGATTCTAAGAGCATAAACTATGAAGCCGAATACAAGCGCCTACTACAACCCTTTAAAGCTAATGGGAGGGATGTTACGGTGGATACAGTGGATGATGCTATCTCACTGATGCAAATGGGTGCTAATTACAACAAAAAGATGGCTGGTTTGAAACCTAGCCTAAAGATTTTGAAGCTGTTAGAGAATAACGGTCTTCTAAGTGAAGAAAAATTAAGTTTTTTGATTGACTTGGATAAAAAGAATCCTGAAGCAATTAATAAACTGGTAAAAGACAGCGGGCTAGATCCTATGGAACTAGACGCAGAAAAGGCAGGTGAATACGCACCGAAAACCCATTCGGTTGATGATCGTGAGTTAGAGTTGGACTCTGTATTGGATGATATCCAAGGTACACCAACATATAATAGAACTCTTGATGTAATCAGTAAGGAATGGGACAGTGCTAGCAAGCGAACAGTAGCGGGACAACCTCAGTTGCTTAAAGTGATTAATGACCACATGGCTAGTGGTATTTATGATCAAATCAATACTGAAGTAGAACGTGGACGTATGCTTGGTCACCTGAACGGTGTTTCGGACATTGAAGCTTACCGTAAAGTTGGAGATGCTATACAAGCTAATGGAGGATTTGACCATCTGGGTGTACCCCAGGAGAGATCCAAAGAAGAAGCGCCTATAGTAGTTACTCCAAAAACGAAAAAAGTTAATGATCCAGCATTAAAGGACAAGCGCAGAGCTGCTGGTAGTACACCAGCTGCAGCCCCAACGGCACCTGCAAAGGATTTTAATCCATTATCTATGTCAGACGAGGAATTCAGCAAACTTGCTGCATCCCGTTATGCATAAAATTTATTATAAGGAAATATTATGACACGCGACTATAATGCACCGTCAACCACGGCTTCAGGTACAGCCTCGGATATCGGTCCACAAATCAACAGTGCTTACTATCAAAAGAAAGCACTAGTTACAGCAGCTAAGGAAGCCTTTTTTGGTCAACTAGCTGACGTTACATCCATGCCTAAAAACATGGGACAAAAAATAAAGCGGTACCATTATTTGCCTCTATTAGATGATGCTAATCTAAATGATCAAGGCATTGATGCTGCAGGTGTAACCATTGCAGGCACAGCTTTTTACGTAACACTACCTAGAGCTGTTATGGCTGTAACAAATGCTACGAAAGCAGCTGCTGCTACCGCTATTAACAACCTTACCGGCACTCCTTGTGTTGCAGGTGCTGATGGTTCTGGCGGCTCTGGGCTAGCTACTCTTACCATTACTGGCTCACTAACACTTAAATATGCTGATGATACTAAAGCTACCGCTGTAGTAGATCTCAACATTGGTGGTGTGAAACAGCAAGGTTCTGGTAACTTATACGGTTCATCTAAAGATATTGGTGTTATTTCTGGTAAATTGCCAGCAGTATCTGAAAACGGTGGTCGTGTTAACCGGGTAGGTTTCAAACGTGTAGAACTAGAAGGTACGTTTGAGAAATTCGGTTTCTTTGATGAATACACTGAAGAATCAATGAACTTTGATACTGATGCTGATCTAGCACAACATATCAATGATGAAATGGTTAAAGGTGCTAATGAATTAACCGAAGCTGCACTACAGGTTGATTTGTTAAACGCTGCTGGTGTAATTCGTTATAGCGGATCTGCTACATCTAGACAAACTATTGCTGCTAGTTCTGTAGTAGTCTTTAAAGATCTAATGTTGCTAGCTATTGATCTGGATAACAACCGTACTCCTAAATCCACCAAAGTTATTGCTGGATCACGTATGGTTGATACTCGCACCATTTCCGGTGGACGCGTTGCGTATGTTGGGTCTGAACTACTACCAACATTGAAAGCAATGTCAGATTTCCATTCTAGCCCAGCTTTTGTACCAGCAAATAGATATGCTGATGCTGCCAACGTACTTGTTGGTGAAGTTGGTTCAATAGATGCCCTACGTATTGTAGTGGTACCTGAAATGCAAAAATGGTCTGGCGCTGGTGCAGATGCTTCTGGTAGTGCAACACATTATGAAACAGCAGGACGTTTCGATGTGTTCCCTATCTTGGTAGTGGGTGATGAGGCTTTCACAACTATTGGTTTCCAAACCGATGGTAAAACCGTGAAATTCCGGATCTTCCATAAAGCACCGGGTGAATCATCAGCGGATAAAACCGATCCTTACGGTGAAACTGGGTTCATGTCCATTAAGTGGTATTATGGATTCATGACCTTGCGTTCAGAACGTATTGGCTTGATTTTAACTTCAGCAACGATGTAAAGTAAGTCTTAGAGGGGTGGGTTTATGCTCATCCCTCTTTTTTTTAACACTAACTTGGGATTTTAAAAGACACTATGTCAAATACCGAAACTAATGAAGTAACTGGTCAAGACGAAAAGGCCAACCTCAAAAAGCGGGCTGATTTAATGGGCATTACGTACCATCCTTCAATCGGGTTAACTAAACTCCGTGATAAGGTTAATGCTGTGTTAGAAGCAGCGTCTAATGAAGAAGCCACTTCTATTGAAGAGTCAAAGCCTGAAAGCGAAAATGCAATACGTATTCGCCTAAGAAAAGAGGCTCATGCATTGAAGCGTGTGCAAATTACTTGCATGAATCCTGCTAAGAAAGAATGGAATGGTGAATTATTCACAGTTGGAAACTCTGTAGTAGGTACCGTTACACATTATGTACCTTTTAATGCCGAAGACGGTTGGCATCTACCTAGTATTGTTGTACAAGCGATGGATGACCGTATGTGTCAAGTATTCTCTGTAACTACGGACTCTCGTGGAAATAAAGGACGTTCTGGTAAACTAATTAAAGAATTTGCTATTCAGGACTTACCTGCACTAACCGAATTAGATATTTCTAAACTAGCAGCTCGACAAGCTGCTTCTAAATCTATTGATAGATAGAGGATAAACAATGCCAATTACACCTGTTAGTACAGCCGCTTTAACTACCACAGCACTTGACGGTACAGGAGTATTCGATACTTTAATACGCGCAAATAAAGCACACTTGGATGCTGAGTTTGCTAAGAATCGTATTAAAGGGGCTGAGTATGCTACTGTATACTTAGGTTCACTTCAGGCAGTTTTAAGTGCCTCGATTCAATTCTTGCTAACGAAAGATAAGGCAAGTTTGGACGCAGATCTAGTAGCACAACAAATACTTAATGCTGCTAAAGAACATGAGGTCCTAGAGTCTACGAAGTGTAAACTTAATGCTGAATTTGATGTATTAGTACTCACTAAACTGAAAGTACAGCAGGAAACTGCACTCCTCCTACAAAAAGTGCTAACTGAAAAAGCACAGACGATAGCAGCTGGTGTAGATGCTACTAGTTTAGTAGGTGTACAAAAAGGACTGTATACAGCACAAACTGCTGGATTTACCCGAGATGCTGAGCAAAAGGCTGCTAAGATTCTAGTAGAAACCTGGAGTGCTCGTCGAATGACAGATGAAGCAACTGCTGCTAACTCTACTAATAAGCTAGATGATGCATCTGTTGGTAGCGTAGTAGATAAGTTATTAACTGGAGTTGGGATATAATTAGCTGTATTAATAGCTAACAAAAAAAGGGGAGCTATCTGCTCCCCTTTTTTCTCTTTGGAGAAGTATAGTGGGTCTTTTTAGTACAAAAAGAAAAACGAAAGTAGGAACCACAGTGGTAAGGTCCCTGGAGGATGATAAGGTACCTAACTCTCTTATTACTGGGTTCGTTATAGCGCAACAACAAAAGCAGCCTATATACAGTTCTGTACTTGAAGAATTCATGGATGGTATATCTCTCAAGGCCGATAGGATGTACACCTATGGCGCTGGCTCTTATACCTATGGGTTGCCTTCAGGGCAATTTCGTTCTCCCTCTGAAGGCAACCCAGCAGTTAAAACAGTACTAGCAGGCGTTCATAGTGTCGCCGAATCTGCCATAAGTATACAATATACATATGTAGTCCCTTATAACATGCACCATGTTGCTTGGATGCAGATTATAGATAATCATGGATATATCGAAGGATCTAATACACTAGGGAATCTAACTGCCTCAATGGGTACTACAGTGTGGTTAGATGATATGGTTGTAGTCGTACCTGCTGCTGATTATGACTTAGCTTTACTAGAGCTTAATGAAGGATATGATCTTAAAACTTTCCATAAATGGGGTAGAGTAGCTAGAGCAGGGTATTCTCCCACTAGACCTTATACTCACCATTTCGCTAATTTAGGTATACGAGCACATTCAGCAGTAGAGAGAAGTACTACTGCTACAGTAGCTCATGTTAGAGTTCAGTATGTATGGGAAGTTGCAAGTGCGTGGCAACAACATGGATCTACACCTCCAACTATTCACACTAGTAGTTTCACCCTATCTTTAGCTGCTTATAACGATGCTGCTGATTATTACCATGTTGCATATAATGTAAGTGGGGGAGCAACAAAGTATTGGCTTTATGAAGACGGCTCTGGTGGATATACGGCATTAGATTTAATATTTAATACCCCACAAACAACTAATGGGCAGTTTTTTCCATTCTTATATTTCCGCTTCAATAAAGCGTCGCCATTAGCAAATACTAGTTCAGTTGACTATATCCATAGTAAAAAAATGGCTGGCAAAATAGAAATGAACTATGATGAGGTTGTTGCTGAGATAGAGTCAAATCCTGGTATTGGTGACGTAGAACAAGCTATGCAGATTATGGCTGTCCCTGCTACCACTTCTAATGAAATAGAACTTAGATATCTATTTGATTTTTGGAAAGCATATTCTAGCCAAGTAATTGCTACAGATTGGGCTCCAGGTGAGCACAGTCTAGTAATCCAAGATAAACGATTTAAACTTACATTACAAAATAGAGGCGTAACTACGCACTTAGTTGCGGGCGTAACAGGGATTGTAGGAACTTATTCTATGGTATATGTCCCTGTGACTTGGCCACAGCTTATTGAACATGGTTATAGATCGACATTAACCGCAGGGGGTAGGCCAGCAGAACATAGGTATCGCCATCAGATTTCAGCTAGCATATATGAAGAGGTTATTGTACGTGATATGCAATTAATGTTTCATATTATTGGTAACTATACAACTACAGCTGGCGATGGCTATGATCCAAATGGAATTCTATTAACAGTACCTTTAGATCGCTCAATAACACAATTTTATTCACTTAGGGATAGAGAAATACTATATTCCCGTGGCCTGCACCTTGTCTTTAACTCTGTAATAATAATTAAAATAAAGTGGTATCAGACCGGTCTTTTCAAGTTTTTTGTTATGGTTATAATGGTAGCAATTGTTATTGTATCAATGGGTACGATGGCACCTGCGATGGCTATGCAGATAGCTGCTGTTAATTTTGCATTGGGAGCTGCAGCGGCTAACATGGCTGTTATGGTAGCAATAGCTAAGATGCTGATAGTTACTATAGTTATAGCTGTTGCAGTAAAGTTTATATCTAAACACTTGGGTCCTGTTGGCTCTATGATTTTAGGTGCTGTATTACTGGCTGCAGCGTTCTACTTCGCTCCAGCTAGTGCATCACTTGCCATGCCTTCGATGGGATTTACTAGCTCACAAGTATTGCTACAAATAGCAACTTCACTCCTTACTTTCGATCACTTTGAACGCCTTACTAAGGGTATAGCGGGGAAAATGGCTGAATTGTCCGTTCTTCAGGATGAAAGGGATAAAGAGTTAGAGGAAGCCAATGCACTACTAGATCAAAGTAATTATCTCTTTCCTTTTGTTATATTTGGGGAAGAACCAGATGATTTTTACAATAGAACCATACATTCTGGTAATATAGGCATATTGGCAATTGATCAAGTAGAAGCATACGTAGACCAGGCTTTAAAATTGCCTACCCTAAGGACTACATTACAACCAATAGCAGTAGGCACACAGTAGATTATAGGAGTATTACAGGATGGCAAGTTCACCATATTCGCAACAAGTTGATACCTTTAATAATGCTGGAAATCAACTATATGCTTCACCACACTTAAATCTCCAAAGGCCAGTAGGAGCAGCGTATGGTCCAGCCCTTGGTGCATATAATACTCAAGGAGCTCTTCCTGGCTCGGGTTCAAACTTGTGGGGTGGTTCAACCGGCCTTCAGGGGTCACAATTTTCCAATACCGGTATCCAAGGAGGCTTTAGTGCTGGTGGGGTTGGACTAGGTGGAGGGGGTGGTCTCTGGGGTGGTATGGGAGATATGTTTGGTAAAGTAACTCCAGAAGGTCTTGGGATGGGCGCAGATATGCTCCTCGGACTTGGCAAGCTAGGTTTAGGCTTTAAGCAATATGGACAGGCTAAAAAACAACTTAAATTCGCTCGAAATTCATTTAATAAGAATTATGCAGCACAAAGGCAAACTACTAATGCTAGTCTAAGGGATAGACAGAGTGCACGGGTTGCTTCTAATCCAGGGGCATACCAATCAGTAGGAGATTACATGCAACAAAATCAGGTAGCAGCGTAATGGCTATTAATTGGAATAATGTATCTGGTATGGGTAGTGGTAGGGCATTTCAAGGAATGCGTTCAGCCCTTAGTGGCATGAGTGCAGGTGCTGATCAAATATCTGACACATTCACTAAATATGCAGAAAATAAAAATGCTGGAGATGTTCTAGCATTCAAAGAACTTTTAAATTCTGCGAGATCACCCGAAGAACTAGAAGCCATGCGCCCAGAATTAGCGTCCTTAAAAGAAGGGATGGGGCAAGCTGGAAGAATAGCTTCAGTTGGTGGTGCTGATGCACGATTACGAACACTTAATGCCGAGAACTTAAATAGATTAAATACAATATCCCAAGAAAGGACATATGCACAGGCAACAAAAGATCATGCTCAAATGCCGCTTGTAAATAAGATTCACTCTCTATATATACAAGACAAGATGGAAGAGGGTGACGCATTACTGGCAACATTACCTAGTGATAGTACGTTCCTTAAAGATTTGGCCACAACTAAGTCTCATAAGAATGCTGCTAAAGCAGCAGCAAATGTAGAGCAAACGAAGCTTGGCTTGCTGGAAAGAAAAGAGAATCGAGCATTGAAGAATGACCAAGATACTCGACAGGAAAAGATAGCGAAAAACTTTACTACATTCCAAAAAGAAGAAGCTTCTGGTGGTCTAGAAGAGGCTTATAAAATAATTGATGGATTTGAAGACGTATCTGATAAAGTTAGAAGTGTCGTTAAGAGGGCCCTTGCAAACAAAGTATCATCAAATGCAAAGTATGGACGTATGAGTCCAAAAGACCTTGCTAGTATTGCTGCAAGGTATGTTAAGAATCAGAACACCGCATGGTATGATGCTCGTCCGGAAGGCACATTTGGTTCTGCTGATGACGCTGCTAAGGGTTTAGGTACTGCAATAGATTTCTTCTACCAAAGTCCCAAAAACGTAGAATTTATGGAGGGAAGAGATCAACTCCGTGATTACTATACGAATGCACTAAAGAATACCAAACGCCCTACTTTACAAGATTTACAAGGAGATGATGGTCTCAAGTCGATTACTGATGGGGAAGTAGCGGACTACTTCAATAAAGCTGGACTTAATCCGGAAGCAGGGAATGCTCCTTTAGGAGGGGGTAGTGATGTACCTGTGTCAGGAGTTCCAGCCGGTCCCGCTGATTTTACTATATCATCAAAAGGTGATTTAGTGCATAAAGACGACTATCCACAATACGAACTAGAAAACAAAGGTGTCTACACTGGTGGGCTTAATGCCTTACGCCCAGGCGATCTTGATAATGAACCAGATACAAGTGCACTTGATCGAGAAGTCGCCCAACTGAAGGCAGAAAGTCGTGGCGAACAAGGTGGAGATTTCAAGCTACAGAAACAGATTGGTAGTCTATCACAAGGGGTTAAAACCACTTTAGCTAATGACTTGCGCTTCTATAAAAAGGCGTACAAGGAAGGCAATATAACTATTGAGGATACGCTTTACGCGGTAGCTAATGCCTGGAAAGATAGAAACCCAATGCCAATGGCGGATAGACAGAAAATGTTAGAAATGCATGGTGGAAAGGGTAATGCTTCAAATAGTATAACGACCTTTTATGACCAGATTGAATCAGCTATTGAGGATAGCAGTAAATCTGGAGCACCAAAGTCTGGTATACAATTACTACTTGAAAAGGACATACTAGACGAAATCAACCCAATTGAAGCTTTAATTCAGAATATGACACCAGGCATAGATGTGCCATACATGAGGGATGGTAATCCAGAAGTAGAACGGATGATATCAAAGCTGCCCGGTCCTCGCCTATTTAATACCTTAATGGGAGATGGTAGTGTTGGGATAAACCCTGCGGTTACTGAGGCTGCAAAAGAAATTGGTGGAAAATCAGTAGAAATTGGGAGAGCAGCTGCTAAAAGTATTCGAGACTTCGATATTAATGATGTAAGTATTCCTGAGAGTTGGAAACCACTTAATAGTAGTCGTAATCAAGAAATTATTGATGATCTCAAGGATAGACGCTCTAATTATAGGGATAGCAAGGATAAACTTCTAAAAGGATATTCTAATAGAGAAATCTTCTCTGGGGACCCAATAGATAGAGTTGTTATGCCTAGGGGTGAAATGCAACCAGATTCCAATAAGCGTATTGTTCAACCAAGAAAGGTCACTGAATTAGTAAAAACATTACGTGACCAATTAATGGGTACCGGTAAACAAGGTAGAGTATTAAGCAAATTTGAACAACAAATTCTTATGGATCGCTTTAAAGATGCTGGACTGTTAAAAGGTAGTACCTATCGCTGGCTTGATCCAGATAATACGTCTCGATAGAAGGCCATATTTCGTGAATCTTCTATATTTAATTGAACTACTGAGGTATAAATGGCTAACCCTTTTGACTATGATACATATTTTAGCAATAAAGCAGCAGAAGCAAATGATCCTCTTGTTCAAAAGCTAGATGGCATAGTTGCCACTCACGATAAAAAATTAGAAGAATTAGAAGATACATCCTGGGTAAAAAAATATAATTTAGATCCTAATAGTGTCGCAGGTAATGTAGTAGATACTGCCGCATCCCTTGTATCTGGAGCATCTCGTGTTGCTGGTCACTTACGTCAGCTGCCCAATAGTGTAACGGCTAGCATTTACAATGCAAATGTTGATAATAGCCATATCTCTGCATACAATAGATTCCAAGGTGGTAAAGCAACCCCTCAGGATATCAACCTCTTAAATACTAGACCCAGCCCAAATCTACAAACACCATTAGAGAATATAAAAGCTTCACAAGCGAACCGTGCTGCAGCCCAAGAAATTAATGAATATCACAATGTAAGAAATATTGTTGATCAATCTGGGCGTGAAGCTTTCACTAAAGAAATAGGTGAAGGCTTTGAGAAAAACTATTCTGAGGCTACTGAAGGAGTAGATGAGATTAAGGAAGGGGAGTTTATCGCTGGACTCTCTAAACTAACCTCAGGAGTAGGTAAGTTAATAGCTAATGCTGGGTCAGCTGTACTTAATAATAAAGCTACTGCAGTAGAGTATATAGTTGAGAATATACCCCAACTTGCTCTTGGAGTATTTGGAAAAGCAGGTACTATTGCTTTAGTGAGTAGTAATGCTGGCTATGCAATAGAACAGTATCAGATGGGACTTGAGGCATATAAGAAAAAACATAATGGACAACTACCCTCAGTAGAAAAACAAGAAGAGATGGCTGGAAATGCACTTATGCTTGCTGTTGTAGAGCATGGTAGTGATGTAGTCAGTTTAGGTATGACTAAGCTAGCAGGCAAAGCAGTTACGAAAGCAGCTGGAGATGCTGCTAATCGTACTAGTATACCGAAAGCAGTTAAAGAAACCGCTAAGGGAGGCACAGTAGGTTTAATTACTGAAGCTCCTACTGAAGCCTATCAAACATACATAGAAGGTAAGATTGTTGATGAGCCTGCAACACCTAAAGATATATTTACAAGCGGTGTGATTGGTGGAGTTGCTGGTCTTGGATTAGCTGGTAGTGGTCGTGCTTTACATGAAGGTGCAAAGCTATCTGCGCAGAAAGCTAGATTTAAAGATGATCCTATAGAGAAAGGTTTAGCTGAGAGGAGTGCTGCAGCCATAGAGAGCGGGGATATAAATTCAATGGTTGACCCTGCTAATAAGAAGACTTATGCCCCTGATGAGGCTATAAGGGCTTTACATGGTAATGCCAAAAGAGAAGATACAACAGAAGAAACTAAGCAAGAGCACCTAAAGACAGCTGATGATGCAATTGAAGCATTAGTTAAAAAAGAGACCGCATTAGAGGGAATATTAGAGAGTACTGAAACCTTACAAGGTATAGTTAATAAGGCTTCACTTCAGGTACAAGAACTTGAATCAGCTGAATCCCCTGATTTGTCTAGGATAACAGAACTTAAAACAATTGTAGATGCTTACCAATCTGAGATTGATCGAAGGAAAGATAAAGGGGAACTATCAAAGGCGGAGAGAAAAGCTTATGAGAAAGAACTAGCTGAGAAAAAAGCCATACTTGTTAGAGCTAGAAAAGAAAAAGTTGAGTTAGACGAGTATGTAATACCAAACAAGGTAATGGACAAGCTAATAGATAAAGCTGCTGGTACAGATACTCTAACACCAGAAATGTCTGCGGCAATAGATTTCATAAAAAGCTTTGATGATGCTGGTGGGGCAGTAATGAGTACTGCACCCATGAAGAGAGTAGCAGAAGCTCTAGGATTAACTCTTGATTCTAAAGAAAAACCAGAAGCTCTCGCTGAGAGAATACGTGAAAAAATAGTTGGTAGTGCAAATACTAAGGAGGTAGCTGCTACTCCAAGTGATAATACAGAGGCTACACGGGCTGCTAACATAGTGATAACACATGCTATGAAGAATACTGACCGAGTACCTACTGAAAAGCTAAAGAAGATAGCTAACAATAAAGGTAATGGTCTTACTAAGTCACAGAGGGATTTCCTACGCAAAGTAGCAAAAGCACGAGAGCTTAAGAAGTTTTCTGAAGGTTTAGTTTTAACATCCAAGGATATATTTGAAGGCAACCAAGGAAATAAAGGACTTCTTCAACATACCCAAGTTTTCAACAAAGCAATAAAAGCTAATAAAGCAAATGAAGCAGCTAATGAGATAGATGCTTTAAAGAAATTCGCAACTGCTCATTCTGATAAAGCTTGGGCATTGTCTAATATACATGCAGCACTTAAACCAAATGAAGAGGTACAAGCAGTTCTTGATGCCAATAAAGGTTGGAGTGTAAACAAAGGTGAGACATTAAGTCCTGCAGAGTTAAAGAAAAGAAATGGGTTAATAATTAGGAAAACCTCATTTAAGTTAATTGATGCAATTAAGAGTGAAGCACGGGCGCTTAAAGCTGCTCTTACGGCAATGGAATCCCAGTATAATCTCGTATTCTCTAATATTCCTCTTGATGACCTTAAAGGGGGCGGAGATGATGATGACCAAGCCTCAGTTGTTAAAACAAAGGAAACAGAACAAGTAAAGGCAGAGGTTAAAAAATCTACTGCTAAACAAAGAGCTGAATCAAAGAAGGTTATTACTTCAGACGATACCATGAATGAAGCTATCATTAAGATGGGTGGTATCAGTACTACTTTGAAGCTTGATATAACTGGTGATACTAAAGGCAATCAGGGAATCCCATTCATTGGTTCATTATTTAAAGAAGATGGAAAGTTTACTGACTTATCTGATCTAGCTACACAGCTAGAACAGTATGGATACTTTACGCAAGCAGAATTAGAGGATGTGGATGGTGGGGCTCAATTACTAAGAGACCGTATACGTGAAGAATATGACGGTGGAGAGGCTCATAAAATATCATCAGAAATAGAAGACGAAGCAGAAGCTGCCATGCAAGAAAGGGCAGAGCAAGATCAAGAAAAATCAGAACAAGTAAAAGAAGAAGATTTTAATATATGGAGTGGTTCAGGGGAGAATGCAATCCTTAGTAATCTTGCTAATCGACCTTTTACATATGGAGGTATAAAGTATAAATCAGTTGAACATGCTTACCAAACTGTGAAGTCTGGTAAATTTGATCAACAAACGTATGATTACAAGGGTTGGGGGAAAAATAATAAACTTCGTGGTCGTCTAAGCGAGAATAGAGATAAGAATTTAGACATCATGGATACATTAATACGTACCTCTCTTGCTTCTGGGGAACCGGAAGCTGTTGAGGCGCTTGCGCTATTAAAGGAATCAGGTAATAAGACGATTACCCATAAGGGCCCTTATGGATCTGATATTTGGACAACAGAATTTCCTCGTATATTAGATAAAATACGGACCCAAGAAAGGGCAGAAAATCCAGAGCAAATAGATAATAAAGATATAATTATATTTCCTAATGGGCTCAACATTATAAAAGGTTTTACGCCTATTAGTGAGTTAGAAAAGTTTTATAAAAGTGGAGCAATCCAACAATTAATTAAATCTAATAAGCTTGAGACACAAAAAGCTCGAGATACTGCTTGGTTTGGGCCAGTTCCATATTCGTACTCGAATGGGACATATGAGCATGTGCAGAAAGATATGCCCCCAGTACTTATCAAGATAGCTGAAACCTTAGAGCAAGAACTTGGACATAAGCCAGGCTACCTTAATAGTGGGTTAATGAATGTAATTCCTGCAGGTAATAAAATTGGTAAACACGCAGATGCTGAAAGTATTTTCTTACGTGATGATGAAACTATAGGGTCTGTAGTCACTGTTAGTTTTGGTGGAGAGGCAAAGATTACGATAACACGTAACGGTGGTAAGAGAGAAAGTATGTCATTTACGGCAGAGAGTGGTGATATATACACTATGCCAGATGGTAAGTTTCAACAAGAGTACTTACATGCGGTAGGACCAGCAGAGACTGAACGAGTTAGCTTAACTTTTAGACATATACCTAGGAGTGTAATAAAAAAGGCAGAACAAACGGAAGCAGCATTACCTGTAGAAGAAATTAAAGGATTAAATGCGCTTAATAGAGAATCTAAACCTGCTATAACAGGTGAAGATGGTACTGAAAGTCAACTTCGTGAGATTATAGCTGAGGACTTTCTACAGACCGATGGTATTGGTACTGATGGAAAAACAAACCCACTGATTACTGTTAAAGATCTATATACAGCGTATGAGAAAAAGGAAATTGAAATTGCAGATTTCTTGGATTCTGAGGGTTTAACTGAAAAACAAGATCAAGCAATAAAAGAATTCTTTTCTACATCAGCAAAATGGTTCGATAATATTCAGGAAAACTTACCAAAATTTGTACCAGATAATCTCAGGCAAAATGATGTAATGCAGTACTTCGTAGATACTGTGGGTGAGGTTAGAGACACAGAAGAGAATGTTAAACTTGCTATATCCCTTGCAGTTATTAAGTATATAGGCGATCACGCTAGTGATAACTTTAGTCTATCAGATGAACGTATTAATCAGATTTTAGGAAGAGATAGAGATACACCAGTATCTAAGACTGCAAGAAAAGAATTAGGGACTAGTGGAGTATCTAGATCTATATTACTAGATAGTTTAGGCACCACAGTTATGCAAGCCTTAGGACTTAAAGCAAAGAATACTACAGGACAACATTGGGAAGCTAGATTACGTGCTACCTTAGGGCAACATGCATTAAAACTAGCTGAAGATTCAGGCTTAATAGTAGCTACATCTATAACCAATAAGAGTATGACGACCTTAGTACAAGAAGGTCTTGATAGTAAGCAAATAGAAGAACTTAGTAAAAGGAAGTCTGGTCAGCCTACAGTGGCTCCTACAACATCTGGGGAAGTAGAAGTACATAAAAGGACTGATGTAAGTGATGATAAAGCTGCACATATATTTTATGCAATAACACGTGGGGTGAAGACTAAGAAGAAGTACACTCAACAACTCCCGTCTCCACAAGCTGAAAAGATTAGAGAGATTACTAGTGGGTCAGAAGGCATACTTAATAAATTATTTGGCGTAGAAGGAGGAAATAAAACACCTACTTTAAGTCCAACTAAGTCTATTAATACTAAGATTAAAAGCGGCGTAAGAACTATTACATCTCTAATTCCTGAAGTATTAATAGATGTTATTAATAAAAAAGTTGAGACTAAGCATAATTTAAATGTACCTGTTGTAAGAGTATTAGAGTCTCTTATAGGGTCTAATAAAGATATTTGGGATAATAATCCTATACTGTTTAGAGTACTTGGAGCTCCTACTATAACTCCTCAGAATACTCATGTTATTAATCGGCCTGGCGCAGAAGCGGGGAATACAGCAAGAATATTAGAATACGACAATATTGTACGTTTTGCTAACGAACTATTAATACCTTCTAAAGAAGGTCTTGATACACCCTTCTATTATGACCATACAGTATGGAAACAGCATAGAGTTGGAATTGCCCAAGCAGATTTTAATCCAGTAAACAGTAAAATATCTCGCTACCTATCCGCTGCAACATCATGGAAAGAAACTATTACGATAGGTGATAATCCAGCAATGACAAGGTTTGCCTTAACAATTGCTGAAGACCTAGGAATTAGAATTGAAGAGAGACAATTTGATTCTATTTGGTCTGAAGTTCAAAAAAGAATATCTAACCAAGAATTACCATATTTTGCTGCCATTGACGCAATAACAGAGTTATTAACTGATGGTGTAATTCTTACTCCTGATCAGCAAAATGATATTGCTGTTGCAGTAGAAGCAGGCGGGCAGAATGTACAATCGCTTAATGCTCTTGTCAATTTAGCTTCTTATAAGGCTGCTAAAGATAGGAAGGCAAAAACGGGTAATAAAAATCAAACATTTGATGCACAGATGGTATCAGTAACTGATGGTGTAGCCAATGGTACTATGATTAACCATATTCTATATGGGGCCTTTAATAATGTTAAAGACTTAGCAAAATTTGTAATAAAAGGTGGTATTTTTAGTAAAGGAGATAGTTACGCGAATTACCCTGCTTGGAGAAGTAAACATGGAAATAAAGATATTTATGAGGCTACAGGTGCAAAGTTAAAAGATGTTTTGGCAGATGATACGTACATGGATAGCTTTAGGGATGAATCCTATCCAATAATCGCCTCAATTGAAGTAATTGCTAAGCCGCTCTTTGCTGGCGATATGCGAAAGCTTATTAAAGGTGTTTTTAATCCTCTAATGTTTAGTTCTAGTATGTTTCGTATACAAGAGAAACTAGGAGATGACTTTATTAGTCAATACTATAAGGGGCTTGAGCGTATATCAGTAAAATATAACAGTTATGGTACTAATAAAACTAAAGCGCAACGTAACGAACATAAAGAAGAACTTGATATTTATATTGAGAGTGTAAACTGGCTCCTCGAAAAAGGTGGAGCTGAGCTACTAAATACTGAGTTGTCCATACAAACACTTATGGAGACCGAACTTACTGACGACCAAGTACTTAAATTAAAAGCTGAGTTTAAAGAATACATAAGTGCCCCGCTTATAAAGATACTAAGGGAAGATTTTGCAGTATTTATAGATCGTCAAGATAAAATTAATAAAGCAGCACAAATGGCTAGTGGTTTATATATAGTAATTTATGAAAGCGAACGTAAAGTAGAGATTGAAAGGTTAATGGAGAAAGGTGAAATAGCAAAAACTAAGAGTGGAAATCCAGCTAGCGATATGAATGCTAAACAGGAAGCTGCCTTTGCTAAATCACTTAAGGAAAGGGGAATAGAACCAATAGTACATACTGCAATGTCAAAAGCAGAGGATAACTTAGAGAGTGGTTTATTCTTGGGTAAATCTTTCCGTAGTACAGCTGAGTATGGTAATTCAGCTTATACAGCTAGAGTCCGTCACAATAGGAAAACTGTGGGTGGTGCTAATTCAGCATCTGTCAGAGGATTTAGAAGCTATCTTGAAAGTGTTGGGATATCTACACCTGCATGGTTGACCCATTCACTTGATAGCCAAACATCCCATCTTACACAATTAGAGTACGATATATTAAACATACATGATGGTCTAGGTGGGAGTTTAAGTAACCATGACGGTATTGTAAAACTAGTAAACGAAAACTTTGCTAAGTCTGTATTGGCATACTCTCCAGGAGAAGAGCTAGCTAATACTCTAGAGCGGGTAGTTCAAGGTGTCTCTACTATGATAAAAGCTGGAGAGCTCTCTCCGGATACCTTACAAGCATTGACAATATTTTTAACAAATACCGCAGAAAAGATAAATAGAGATAATAAATGGAATAGTGACTATATTAAAACTTCTGGGAGAGAAGTACTAGGGCAAACAATCTCGGGTATAGTAGAGTCTACTTTTAAAGCAAATGAACTTAAGTTCCAGTTACTACAAAATTTAGAAAATGTTGGACAATATGCCTCTCATACTAGTAGTTTTGAAGTGCCACAAGAGTTCCGTAAAAAGGCAAATACAAAACTACTAGAATTATATAAAGCTGGTAATAAGCTTGATTCAAATGTAAGCAAAGCAGAGAAATCAATTATAGGAGAACTTGACTTTGGGGAGGAGCAAGTTACAGAGACTGAGTTTGGTAAATTAGGGACCTCTAACACAGAGTCTAATACTGCTTTGGTTGACTTTTTTGAGCGTAATAAAAAGACCACAGCTAAGAAAGTATTTCAAATATTAGAAAATACATATGGTAAGGATACTGGTGTAACTAATAGTGATTTCTATCTAAAACTATTAACTAAGTTAAAGCTAGCATTACCAGATGATTTGCCGATTACTTATATTACTGCTGATACAAAGAAAGAGGATATCCGTGGCGTACCAGAAGACTTAGAGGTACGCGGTTGGACATATAGAGATGGGCAAAAAGTAGGAGTTGCTATTCTAGGTACCGAATTTAAAAACTCTGGAATAACCCATGAGCTATTAGTACATGAGTTGATGCATGCGGCATTATCTGGATTTATTGCAAAGAAAACAAATAACCCACATATTGTTGCTTTAGGGAAATTACGTATACAAGCTATAGAATATATTGAGGCCAATAGGAAAGAGTTTTCCGAGAAAGAACTTAGAGGTTTTAATGCAGCAACTAGTAATCTAGACGAATTTATATCCTGGGGTATGTCTAACACTCAGTTCCAACAAAAAGTATTAATTAAACTAACACCACCAGAGAATAAGCAGGAGTCTTGGCTTTCAACCCTTAGAGATGGCTTACAGGAGTTTATCTTTGAGATTGCTAGCGCATTCTTTGGTTCTTGGACTAGGACTGATAGCACAGCTGTCACTGGTATGCATGAACTAATAGTGCATGTCTCAGGGCTTATGGAACAAGTTATTGAGAGTAGGGATGCTAAAGATACAGGGGATACTTCAGGTGGGCTTACTATACTGCCTATGATATCAGGAACTACTATAGATGCAGATATTGAAGCATACACTACATTAGATATTTTTAACGCATTCCCAGATGATGGGAGAGGAGCACCAGAGTTTAAAGATCACCTTCGTGAATTACTAGAAGGTATCGTTGATAAGCTTCACGGGCCCTTTGGAAGCTTCAAGGAAGCCTTACGGAAGGATGCGGCTAGTAACCCCTTAGAAGTGTGGCTTAAGGCGTTAGACGATGGTAAAGCACCCTTTGCATCGGAAATACTAGGTTCAGGATTTACTGGCAATAAGCAGCAGGGTTTCGTTATACAACAAGTTGAAGCTACTATGCGTGCTGCTTTAGATTCTAATATGCATACTGTAACCAATGAATCATTGCGCACAGAGCTAAAAAGATTATTTAAAGAAACTAAAGATCGGCTTACTCCAGAAGATTTCAGAGGTAAATTCGGAGCAAACACATTAGAAGATGCTACAGAACTATATGATTTTGTTTTTAGTGCAAAAGCTCGTGAAGACGGCAAATCAGATTACTTGGCTAGATTTGCAGCTTTATCTTTAGCACATGAAGAATTTAATAGTCTTTTGAAAATACCTACTGAGGCTCGTAACCCTGACGCAGTAAGTTTAGATTTCCTTGACCGTTTAATAGCTCTCTATAAAAGTGTTTTGGATTTCTTTCATCGTAAACTTGCTAATATTGAGAAAGGCCAGAATATTGATGAAAGACTAACTACCTTAGTAGAGCAATTAGTGGCTGTTGAAGCCCAACGTAGATATGAGCTTAAACTTGAGGCTAAAGGTCCTAACCCTATTATAGAGTCTGCGGAAGAGCTCGCTAGAGCAGTAACTGAAAAGGCAACTGAAAAGGTTATAAAAGCAGCCAAGTCACCTATAGTAAGAAAATCAGGTAGTGGCATTATTAGGGGAACAGCTGCACTTGTTGATACCTTAGCCTCGGGACGTTTAGAGGGAGTACTGCAAGTACTAATTGATAAGAAAAACTCTTATCAAGATGGGCAGCTAAAGCTGGGAGAAGGAATAATAAATGCTATCAAAAATCCTCTTGAGGCATATGAATTACTTGTTCGAGGACGTAAGCGTTTAGAAGGTGAAGTTGTACAAGAAATAGCTTCTGTAGGTGAAACACTTAGAGATGCTTTTGAAGATAAAAATCTACCTGCAGAGACTAAAGATGCAATTACAGCTGTACTCTTACGTTCAGGAGTACATAATCTTGCAGCAGCAGGGTTTACCTTAAGTGATATAGAAAACTTGATAGGCAATACTACTGCAATAAAAGCAGAGATTAAAAAACTTGAAGACACTCTAGATCAGTTTGGAGCACTTAAAGCAGAATTTATTGAAAATGCAAATGCACTAGGTTTTAGTAGAATAGGGGGAGAAACTAAGGTTCAGGAGTTTAAACACAATGCTTACCAAATAACTAGGCGTTTTGGTGTTAATAGGAATGTAGATCCTCTTAATGAATCACAGCTAAAACGAGCTGATAAAACTATCAAATCATTGATCACATTGTATGCATTATTTTACTTAGAAGGCGGAGATACAACAAGAAAGCAGTCAGCAGAAATTAAAAAACTTATGCAAACAGAAAATGCCCGATCTGTAGAAGAGGGTAATGGTATTGAATTAGCTCTTGGTTTACATAAAGCATTAGAAGATCAGGCATTAATTGAAGAATTTGATGGTAACCCAGTAAAAATGGTGCATGGATATGTGCCAGAAATTTATAACTATCGTATAAAAGTAGAGACAGCAACTGAGGCAGAAGGCAAAGAGCTTATTAATCAGAGGTATGTTAAGAGTAGTTTACCAGTACCAATTGACCCAGGCGATCCAAATCAAGAACCTAAATACCTTTATACACTTTTAGATGGTGGTATGCCGCCATACTTAACTTCTGCTGTCGGGTTCGGTAGTCTTAAGAGTAAGGGTACCTCAGTCTATGATAATTATATGTTGCCAAATACAGTAGCTGGACAATCTAATTTGGCTATACATAACCATATTATGAAACACCGTAACAGGAACAGAATAAAACCTTCAGCAAACTTTAATCCAACTAAAGTGAAAGAAAATTATGCAGCACCTATCTATAGTGATAAGGGTGACATAGTAGGAATGAGATACTTAATGACTACAAGGACTAGGAATACTTTACTAGAACGCGATAATAACTATGAGTCAGTATTAGGAGAATTAGCGGGTTCTATTATGGGTAAGAAAAGTACTATAGAGCAGAACAAGGTAGCCATCAAAATTATGCGAGAACAGTATGAACTAGAGTATATTACTAGGGGTAAATCATATCTATTAGTTGGAGAGGATAGTTCTGATCCAGAATTAAAGGCTATTTGGGATAGGCTTCCTACCCAGACAAAGAAGGATGTTAAAGAAATTTGGGATCGTAATGGGGTAATGATTCGTAGAGATTCGGTAGATATATTATTTGGATACCCAAAAGTGGGAATGGGTGATATGTTCAGACGGGCAAATGATGAACGTATGATTAGAAAGGCTAAAAATCTTCCTACTAATTTACAGGATTTAGAGGAAATTACTAAAGTAGAGAAACTTGTTATTGCTGTAATAGAGGGAATGTTACGTACAAACCATAGATTGCGAGGCCATACTGAAGATGAAGCTAAAGACTATGCTAAGGGTGCAGCATACTTAGTATCTAGAGGTGAGAATATGTGGCAAGGTGTAGTTACTGAAGTAAAGGATATAATAGTTGTAAAAAGTGGTATCGTATTATTAGGTAATATGACTAGTAATATCTCAATGTTATATTTGCAAGGGGTGCCTATGGCGGATGCTGTTAAGTACACCATAGTAGCGTATAACTCTGCCACTCAACATAAGAAAGATCTTAATGAGTTAAATAGTCTACGTATTTCATTAACAGCAAACTATACCAAAGGTAATCAAAACCGTATTACCCAACGTATGACTGAACTAGAGGATTCTATTAAACGTAATCCAGTAACTCCACTAATAAATGCTGGTCTAATGCCAACAATTGTAGAAGATTTAGATATGACTGAAGATAAGTACTCTTTCAAAAGTGTACTTACAAAGAAAGTTGAGAAACAGCTTGATAAACTACCTGATGGAATGGTAAAAGTTCTCCGTGCAGCATATATGACTAGAGATAGTAAAATGTACCAAGGGCTGGCACATCTTACACAGATGTCAGATTTTACATCTCGATATGCCTTATATCAACATCAGACTACGCGTACAAAAAATAGACTATCCCATGAAGAGGCTATTCGACATGCTAGCAGATCTTTTGTAAATTACGATATTCCATTACATCGTTGGCTACAATACAGTGATGATATGGGGCTTACTTTATTTACTAAGTATTTCTTATATATACAAAGTGAATTGCTAAGGGTAGTTAAAGGAAACCCTGGACGAGCACTTTCGCTATTAATGATGCAAAATTATCTAGACATTCTGCCACCTCATATCATAGAAAGTTCTATGTTCGCGCATGCAGGCAATATCCCTCTTGGTTCAGGCATCTTTAGATATCCTGATGCAGTGCAAACTATACCTGCTATGGCAGGTGCTCTTGCGATATTAAAATGATATGAAGATCCCAAAGGAATTCACATTAGGCGCAATTACTTGGAAGGTCAAGATAGTGGAGGATTTGCCTGATAGAATGGGACAATCAGATTTTCGGAATGCTACAATATTAATTGAAAAGAATGCTAATAAAAAAGTCATGGAACAGACGTTCTGCCATGAATTGTTACATACTTTGTTTTATTCTACGGGTAGGTCAGACAATCATGATGAGATATTGATTGATGGTCTTGCACATTCATTACATCAATACCTAGTTGAGATGTACAAAGAATAGAGTACCGGTTACGTTATCCGGCATCACACCATACTACATAGCACTTGGCTCGTCCCTTAACCAACCGCCCTTCATATGGCATGATCGCATAGCTTACTTATCTTGGTTACTTTCGTAGCCTGATTTAATACCTTCACCAATAACTACTAGTAATACAAATATAGTAACTAACCAGCCAAGCGCACTGCCTACGGTTATTGCAACCATATTAACAGCAGCTGCTATGACGAATACTACAGCAGCAAGTATGAAATAACCAATATATTTTAGTATTTGCATAATGGTCTACTTATGTAAAGATACTAGTAGTCTTTCCTACTTCAGGTTCTGCTTTAGGTGTTGGCTGAGGACTTGACTTTATTGGTGTAGCTGCACCAGCTTCTTCAATACTAATTGTAGCCAGTACTCCGGAGTCTTTACGTGTAGAGCTAAACTTAATATCTACTGTTTTATTTTGTAGATTAAAGCCTTGCTTTACAAGGTATAGGTGTAGGGCTCCAGCAACTTCTTTTTGTTGTAAGTTAATTATCATTTCTATCCTTAAGATTGTGTTGGCATTATAGCCAACAATTGTTGAAAAGAATTACCAGCCATACCTGCATATATACTAGCTACTGCATCAGCCATATGTTCGGCTTTAGCTTCACTAACTAATATCTTATTATGTTGAGTATATGTAGGCCAGTTACCTTCTGGGTGTTGATGCAAAGCCCAAGAGATCATCTGCTTCTTAGTGGCAGTTTTCATCCCTGGACCTGCTAGTTTAACCTCAGTAGGTGTTACCTCAAAGAAAGGTATCCCATTCGCTCTCAGTGCGCCTAAGACCCCTACACAGATACCATAGGATGCCATAGCACGGGCTGATTGTGACCCAACGGGCACTTCGATAAATACTGCATTGGCTCCTTTAGTAGCAATAACTGTTTCTTTATAGAGCTGGAACGCTGATTCAAGATCAAGACTATTCTGACGAACCCGTTTTCCCGAAGGGAGAACAGGGTTCACAACAGAAAGCTTATCGAGAGTTAGTTTTTTAGTTACCAGATCTAAAGTTGCAGTAGCCAAGCCCCAGTTACGGAGTGATGGATCAATACCAATTACTTTAAGTTTATTCTTTAGTAGGGGCATCAGTAGCCTCAGTAGCTGAGTTTTCAACAGCAAAGGGTAAAGTACCTAACTCGATTAAACTTAGTTGGATACCTGCCTTAAAGCCATCAAGAAATTTACCTTTCATAGTAATCTTAGTATCGTCATCAACTACCATGACAGTACCTTCAGGAATTTCTCTCATATGCTCTAGAGTTGCTACTTTCTTCTCATGCCACTTAGTTAAGATAACTACCATTTGATGTATATCATCTATCTGGACAATCTCATTAGGTGCCTCTACTTTTTCTTCTTCGCTCATCAGTGTTATCCTTATTCGTCTGTGAATAGGCTAGCCGTAGGTTTTCTACTAGCTATAGGAGTTACAGCTGCTGTAGGAGTACCTGAGGTACCATCTACTGGAACAAATTTATCTTGGGTCTTACCGGCCCATTTCTTTTCCCAATTGTCGATGGTAGTAGCATTCTCTGCTTTAGCCCGCACTTCTGTAACAGTCATGTTATCTGAGGCACGAAATACTTTATTAATCTCAGTCTTTTCGTAGAAAGCACCTGATGGATCGTTTACGTAAGTGCCAGCACTATTCTTAACATGTTTATTAAGTTTTTGTTTAACTAGACCAAGCTTAACATCCTTGCCTAATAGTTCAACAAGCATCTCTACTTTAGTTGGTACATCAGCCTTAGCAGTATTGTTGTATACATTTACTACTTTAGTTTCAGGTTCTAGTTCATGTAACTGTTTGCCACAAGCTAGTAGTGATAGTGACTGTGCTTTCAAGAAGTCAGGTAGATAGACTTTCTCACCAGACTTGCTCTGGTAATAATTTTTATTACCTTTTGCATTTCCAGAAGCTGTATAAAGAGTTTGTTTAAACTCTTGACCATTAGGAGTACTAGCCTGTAAGACTAGACCTGTAGCACCTGATGCAGTGGTCATGCCATAAGCAAGAGTAATGGTAGCGCTATAAGCACCAGACTCTAGTGGAGCATATGTACTGATAACATCATTTTCATCAGCAATATCAGGTGATGTGGTTTGATTTTTAAATAATGACATAATAATTTTGTTTCCTATAAAATTTAAAAAAGTGAATCTACTGCGGTAATTACTTGTAATATTCCTCAAGTCGATCTAACACTAATTGAATATTGTTATCAATGAATGTTTCTTTAGTATCAAATAAGCCAAGTGGACTACGTATCCTCTCGTTTACTGTCTCTTTAGTAATCTTTGTTTGGAAGACATACTTAAAGCCTAGGGCTTCTTCTTCCGGTGTAATGGTTAGTAATGGTGATGCATAATCTTTTAACTGCTTTAGATTAACTTTCTTAGCTGCAATAACTACACTGAACCAAGATTCAATTCCATTATTCTTCAGAGAACCCTTAACAGGGACCTTAGTCTCCATTAACATCTCACCTTCATTAAGAGTATCTAAGGTATGTGCAGTGAAGATTACACGCTTAGTTGATACAGCAACATACTGCTGCATTAGTCTCTTAAAGTACTGAGCGAAATCTCCCCAAGCTTTCATTCCATTAGCAGAATCTACAATGTAATTCGTCTCATACATATCAAGAAGGTATGTAAGACTATCTATTACAATCGTATGGGTCTTTGGCTTAGTCTCTGCACGGTTAAATACCTCATACATCTGAAGCGGGTCTGTAATTGTATGTTGCTCAAAGCCAGCTTTAAAAGGTAATCGTTTACCTGCTTCACAGTTTGCATAAAATACTCCTGCAGGGTTAGGCATATTCATGAGGGATGCAGATTTACCTGCAGCGCTCTTACCCACTATTAAGACTAGATGATCATTAACAGTACTCATAGGTTTCCTTATATATTAAATTTATAAAAACGTGCGGAGGCACGCTTATTTCTTAGCAATATTCTTAGCAACTGTAATTAGAATAGTGCTCATTACTTCAGCTTCTTCCAATTTATCAGGGATCTTGTCATTAAGAGCTAAAACACGCTGACGTATACCTTCAAAATCAAAACCACTATCAAGTAGTAATAGTGCATATCTCAGGAGAAGGTTATTGCGATTGCCATCACCAATATTATTAATTACCCAGCGCTCTAAGTTATCCATAGAGTGTTGCGAATTTAATAAGATCTTACGTTCCTCATTTTTACTGGTTTTCGGTATGAAGGATAAGACATCGAGGAGTTCTCCATCATTGTATTCATACTGTTTAGGGTGTGCTAACCACTTACGTGCCCGTTGATTAGTAGCAGTATCTACTTCAAAAGGTAGCCACTCATATATATTGTGCATAAACTCTTTAAAGTCTTTACCATCAAGGGTCAGTTCATAATTCAGAGGCAATACAATACGGAAGCGATGCTCCTGTTTTGTATGGCGTTTTGTCGTATACAGTAGGTATTTATACTTTTCTAGTAATAACTTTGCTGTCTCAATATTGACTCCATGATCTATATCAAGCACTACTAAGTTAAAGCCAGGTATCACATTTTCCTCATTACGATACCCATTGTTTAAATGGTGAGCTGTCCAATGCATCCCTGATGCTTGAGCTACTTGATGTAATTTATCAAAAGGTACATGTTCGTTCAGGTAGTCTGTGGTCATATCTTGGCTGTACGCAATTACCATTTTGGATAGGTTAGTCTCCTTTAGTGTTTCACCACGTAAAAATTCTATACCTTCTGAGAATGATTTCTTGATAATGATATTGTTTTTATACCCGTAAGCAGTAGCTAGGGTCATAAGTTCACTTTTATAGCTTGCACCACCCTTATAGAAAGGTAAGTCTTCAGCTAAGTCTGCCTGTGTAACATCATTACCAACTGAAGCAATGTACTTAGCTAGCTTTACCCAAGGCTTATCTCTAGTTAGGAGTAACGTAAACGCCTCACCTGAGTCTTCGGCTAGCTTAATAGCATTGTAGATGTGAGTTTCAGTTACTTCTGGAGAGTCATCAATGAATGCATATGCTCCAGCAAGCTTTAATACTTTAAAGTTACGCTCTGACATCTCCCTCTTCTGTACTTCTAGGTGGTCCGGTAGTTTGTCAGCACGCTTCTCACAGTACAACTGATATTCATTAAGCGTAATACAGGTAGCCTTACTCATTGTAAGCTTCTTATTAGCGTTAATTATGTCAGCTAGGTTATCTAACCGATCTTCTAATGCATCCAGTAGTGCTTGGTTGTTATTGTTTGTACGATCTATATACATTTGTTCTGCAGTACGGTTAGCTTTCCTGCTTGAATTACGTATATATCCAAAGAAACAACGTCTAGCGTAACCTTGGTTAAGCATTGTCATTAAAGCTTCTTCAGTTTTAGCGCCGTCGAATAATCTATTTGGTACTCCGAACATTAATAAGTTAGCAGGCGTGTTACCAATGATTTCTTCATTGCGAATATTGTCAGAGGTATTCTTAATTAACTTCTGCTTGATTGTCCCTTTGTCAAATAACTCAATAAATGTATCAAATACCTCTGTGTTAGCAGCTAAGTTGGCCCCAACTTCATCCATAATAAGATTCATAGATCCAGCATTAGCCATTAGAAGCATATGGCGCATCTGTTTAACAGCTGGTGCTGTGCCTGAATCAAAAGAAAACGCTGGAGTGCCTAGACGCTCAAATTCTTTTTCGACTCGTAGCATCTCCTCATCTGGATCGGTACTCTTACGGTTAGCCCGTTTAAGTGCTAATTTGGGTAGGTTGTCCTCTGCTAATATAGGAAATGTTTCATCTAAGAAACGATGACGGAACTGGTTAAGTACCTGCTCTTCCATCATATTCGTACCCATTGTCTTACCATAACCACTTGGGGCTAAGTTAAGTACGTACATATTAATAGGGATCTCTCCACGGTCAGGGGAATCAATCGTACAGCGCATCTGAGATGCAGCTAGACTAAAATAATAGCCTACTAGTAGACGAAAGAATAATGAATCATCTCTTTGTGTGTGGTCTCGTAAGATCCCCACTACGTCTTCAGCTGTCTTGTGATACTCCATCTGATCTATCTGCAGCATAGTTACTCCTTATTGTTGGCTTAACCCATGAGAAGATCGCCACTCTCAATGAGTGCATCTTTCTGGGTACATATTGCGAATGCTGGACAGTACTTACAAGCAGTGACTGTCCCCGGGACTTCTTTAATTGCGCCTACATTTCCACCCTTAGTAGCCATATGAAGTACGGCATCGCTATTTGTGGTGAAATTCTTTGTGCTACGGCTAGAATTGATGTTTCCATTTTTATAATATTTAAACTGTGGAGTACTACGCCATAGCTCAATATCATTACAAAGTGGGATATCTGTCTCTGCAGCAGTTAAGTACTTCTTAATTAGCTCTAGCTTATTTCTAATAAAATTATTAGTTTCTTCTAATGGCATAAGCTGTAAGCTCTGTGTGTGAAACCTCTTTGGTGGGTAGGTAGGATCATTCTTAGCCATCATTGCTTTCCAATCAGTAAAGATATAGTGAATGTCCATATCGTTTGCGGTAATAAGTTCTGGATCAAGCCAACGATAAATACTACCTTGCTCAATATACTTAGAGGTATTAGCTTGTTTCTTGTAAGTCCAGACACCAGTTGATTTGAAATCCTGTACTTTACCTTCGCTAATAAAATCGAATTGTCCAGTAATAGTCCATGTACCCAACTTGCGTGTTAGACGCTGCTCTAGATAGATAGGAATTACATCAGGACTTAGTTGGTCTGGTCTCTCGGTAGGATTAATAACGATACGCTCGATGACTTTCTTAGGTAGCCCCATCGCTTCCATTGCTGCTGGGTAATTAGTCATCCAAGCTTTCTCGATGCCGTCATGGATCGCTGTACCCATACGGCTAGCCATCATATCAGAAAGATTAACTAGGCCCTCTCCGGGCGGTATACGAAGCGGTAGGATGATCTGGCGCAGTGGTTTTAATAGCGTGGTAGCACTAATGGTGTTTGGATCGCTGTTGTGATCATAAGTATCTGATGCGAGGAATACAGCTAAAGCTAAAGGTACATCTGATACGTTAGAGTATTTAGAGGGCATAATATATCCTAAAGAATGTGCTTCTTAAACGCTGCTGTACATATTGGTACAATAGGTTCAATTAGTTGTAGCATGGCCTCAGCGTAGACTCGTATCTCATATTGTGAATGCTCATGTAGTCTAAGGTTAAGGAAATGCATTAGGTTATGTAGATCAACAGTAGCAAACATGTGGCTGTAAGTACCTAGAGGTAGTACAGAACGAGCTAGCTCACGAGGCACATCATTAGCTAACATTTTCTTATAGGCTACAAAAGAGGCTTTATTAGCATTCCTTATTGATTCTTGGTGGAATATTGCGTTTGGATTTACATCCTTAGTTCTCATTTGCTTATTAGAAGATGATTGAGTTGTAATGTCCTCTTTAGCTGGAATATAGTATTCCTCTGGAAGTTCAGCATAACGAGCTGAAATTTCATTGAAGCTCCATGTACGATGACGATGCCATTGGCGAAGCACAAAGATAGGTGCCTTTACTTCAAAGGTAAAGGTGCAGGCTTCAAATGGGCTAGTATGCTTATTTTTAATTAGATAGTTTAATAGCTTAGCATCCTTGTCAGAGTCTTCTCCACTACGCCATTCAGCATCGTAAGAGACTCGAGCAGACCTGACTACACTTAGATCAGAGCCCATTGAATCTACAAGACGAACTAAACCATGGTCTAGTACATTAATGTGACTATCAATAATATTTTTAGGCATAATGTTTCCTATAAAAGTTTGGAACAGCGCTTGGAAAGCGCTATGAAGAGAAAAAGGGTATACTGCTTGTTAATGGCATGTAAAATATAGTAATAACTTTTTAATCTAGGGGGTTCTTTAATGTCTTCACACGGCAGCTGTGGTACCGGCGAATGGTCAGGGCCTGTACCCGGAGATCCAGATAACAATGTGATTCTTACTGCGTCTCCAGCTTTCGGAGGCATTGAAGTTTCCTGGACATATCCTACAACTTACCCTCATGCAGTTTCTCACATATTGCTCTACAGGGCTACCACAAATGTGCTTGCTGTAGCACCGCAAATTGCAGTGGTAGGTGGGAATAGATACTACGATAAGACTGATTTTGCATCTACATATTACTACTGGATTTATATCATTTCAGTTAATGGTACTGTGGGTGCTGCCATTGGTCCAGCATCTGCAATTGCTCGACCACTTCTTACTGATGTTACTACTGCTTTAACAGGGGAAATTGAATCAGGATTTCTTGGTAGTGTCTTAAGTGGACAAGTTAGTAGTATAGCTACATTAAGTACAGCGCTTAGTACAGAGACAACAGCTAGAACTGCGGATAGCGCTGCTATTAATACGTTTTTAACTTCAGTTCAATCAGCAACCAATACACTTAACACTTTTGTACAAACACAGGATACTGCTAGGATTACTGCAGATGCTGCCTTAGTTACCTCTATTGATCTTGTTGGTGTTAGTGCTAACCTTAATACTGCGGCAATTGCTACTGAACTTAATGTGCGTGCCACTGCAGATACAGTGATAGCTGCTAGTGTTGTCACAGCGCAAGCTACTCTTAATAGTAGTATTGCTACAGTGCAAACTAGCTTAACAGCTAACATTACTACTACTGGAGCTATAGGAGCTTTATACTCAACCACTGTTACTGCTAATGGTTTAGTTGGTGGCTTTGGTATCTATAATACTGGTGCTAGTGTAGAAGCAGGCTTCGATGTATCTAAATTCTGGATAGGTACTACTGCTGCTAATAAGCGTAAGCCCTTTATAGTTGTAGGTTCTGAAACTTTTATTGATCAAGCAGTAATTAATGAATTAACTTTTACCAAATTAAAAAATACATCCGGTAGTCTTATTGTAGCAAATGAGAAAGTTCAGGCTGCATACCTTAAAGTAGAGACAGCCAGTATTGATGACCTTGCAGTTACTATAGCTAAAATTGATGATCTTGCAGTTACCTCTGCGAAGATTGGGGCTCTTGCAGTTACTGCAGGTAAGATTGGTAGCTTAGCTGTAGATACACTACAAATTGCAAATAATGCAGTAACGGTACCTACAGTGTATCTTGGTAATTCTTTTAGTCATAATTTTGGTGGACACCCTGCTATACTCATATCAACTATGCAATTTACTGGATCTCCTGATCCAGATGCAAATGTAATGCTTAATATAGATGGAACTACAGTTGTCACACAAAGGTTTCGTGCAGTAACAAGTGGTGGCGATACTCTCATGTCCCTTGCGTTTCCTTTTATGCATTACTTACCTTCCCCAGGGAGTAGTGCTATAACTATTTCCTATACTTCTACTGCAATCCAAAATACACATACTATGTCGGATTGGAAAACCCTTATTCTAACGGTGAAAAAATGATTATCTATGATCCTAAGAATGGAGATATCTTAGTAAGTACAGCTAGGAAGTTAAATGAAGAGGAAATTAAAGCTAATTTAGCTCTCCATCCTAAAGGGAAACACTTGGTAGATGCTTCTGTTGAATCACTCTCAGGCTATTTTATTACAGCTAAGGGTAAAGTAGGCGTAAAACCTGAGCAACCAGATAGTGCACATATATGGGAAGATAGGAAATGGGTACTAAAAGCTGATCTACAGGCAAAGGCTATAGTGTTCAAACG